CCGCATAAAGGCAGGCAGGGTGATAATCTGAGCATCCATACATTCAAGCGCCGCTTCGAACAGCATATTAGATGCATAGACACCTGCTGGAGTGTATAGCTTGGACTTAAAGAACTGAGTCATAAAGTGATCTTTCTTACCGTCAACCAGTGCTTGATTGGGATCTTTACAATCCAAAGTCATCACATAGACACGGTTACGAGGTAGCACTTTAACGCACTTCTCCATTGCCTCTTGACCAGCTTTATCATTATCCAGACAGAGAATGATTTTCTTGAACTGATTCAAGAAGTTATACTGACTTTGCAACTGACGGTGCAGTGAAGTTTCACCACAAGTTCCTGATACTACAGCAATCTCTGGGTATTTACCACCTGGATCGTTGTCTTTCAGAAGTTGAACTGCTGCAAGCTGGTCGTGCTCACCGCCAACAATCAGAATTGTACCGGAAGCATTGCGGTATTTGAACTGACCAAACAGATCACATTCTTTACCAGTTTCACCCAATGGGCCAGGGTGTGCAAACTCCTTCGGATGTTCACGAACTTTATAACCCGCGATCTCATATCCTTTGGTCACAGGGTAGTAGGTTCGATGGATACTGCCGTCACTGGCATACTCATAACGAACACCGAGAGGTTTTGAAATATCCTCACGAATGCCACGATAGTTTTTAGGGTGAGTACCAGTAATTTCTTTTAGTTTCTTGTGAATCTCTGCGTTGAATTCTCTTCCCACTATTTCTTCCTCTTCTTCTAGTTCTTGACCATTTTCTCTTAACCATTGCTGACTAGGTATAGTTAGTTCGCACGAAAAGCAATGAGCGCCTTTATGTTCACCATCACTATCTAAGCCATAACACATAAGGTTGTTTTTGGATCTATCTCTACCCTTGCTAATACACCGAGGGCAACCAGTGTGACCTTCCTTGGATAAATCAACCTCTTGTCCATATTTTTTAATAATCAAAGTTAGCTCCTATTGTATCCTAAAAACTTGATCTCCATTTCTTCAATGGCTTGCACGGCATCTTCTAAGAGAGAATATTTCGGGCTATTGTGTCGAACTCCTTTACATACTAACGAAGCCCTCCACTTATTAACCGAGGAGTCATAATGTACTCCTATTCGCCCAGAGTGTCCTTTTCTCCAAGGACGCTTATTGGTGGATTGATGATTTCTGGTGGCCCACTGACAGTTACCCTTTTCATAGTTCCTGTCATTGTCTATACGGTCTAAAGTTAGACCTACGGGGCATTCACCCATATCCCTAAGAAAGTTAGAGAAACCATTCTCGCCCTGCCAATCCTCTGACACGGTTATTCCCCTTTCCTCGTAGTAGAAGGAATTGGAAGACGAGTAGTTAACCGCCCTATTGATCATCGAATTCCATTTACCCCAAGTCAGAGACTTATACTGGCCGTGTTTCTTCTCTCGGACAGAGGCTAACTCAGCAGACAAACAACCGCAAGACTTTGATTTACCTTTTAAGAGGTTTTTAGGGAAAACATCTTTTATGACTCCACAAGTACATACGCATCTTACTGTCCTGCGCTTGTTCTTCATTTCTCCCTGTTCTACTACTGTCCATCTGCCGAATATCTGATCTTTAAGTACAGGAGAGTTTTTCCAGATGTTCTCCATTTACTTAAAAACCCTCGTTTCCATACATAACGTTTTCAATAGCATCTTCACGAAGCTTACATTGAAGTTCACGCATAAGTTCTTCCTTAGTCACAACACCAGCCCAAGGCTTGCCGTTCTGACTCAGAGAGATAATATCGATAAAGAAACCACCCTGATAATCCCAATCGCTGTCTACACAATAAGGATCTGGTGCATTATATTCACAAGCCACTTCAACTTGAATTCTCTCGCCCAGGTCAGTTTTATAATCAAAATCATAAGTTACGTACATTAAAGCCCCTTAAAAATCTCACGACGAATATCATTCATCTTGGTTATGTTGTAATGCTTGCGAACGTGTTCCGCTAAGCCTGCGCCAATTTCTGCTGCAAAGTCTGGTGAGGTGTATAACTTAGAAGTCATATCTTCCCACTGAATAATATCTTTTGCATATAACAGATAATCGGAAAGTGATTCATCCTCGTAGCAATCCACGGAAGAGCAGATGATAGGCAAACCCTTAGCGCCAGCCTCAAGAATTTTGAGGTTGCTTTTAGACCTGTTGAAGTTTGTATCTTCGAGAGGAGCTAATGCTGCTGAGTGACCGTCATAGGACTTCATATAGGAATCAAGAGTACGATGGTGCTCATACTTCGCGTAAGGCAGGATACTCTGTGAGATATCCATCCACTCCCGCTTAGAAATAGGCTCTGATGCGTCTGTCTTGTATCCACACACAGTTAACCTGTCACCTAAATCTGGGAGTTCTCTTAAGTCATTTTTGTGTGTCTCACTACCTGCCCATACGAAGAATGATTTCGAGGTTTTATCAGTAGAGAGTGTAAACCCTTTTTCATCAAAAGGCAAGCCATTTGGTACAACAAACACATTTTTATTATACTGAGAAAACTCTTCTGCTAGTCGAGCAGTAGTTGTCAACACAGCATCGCTGTTTTGCATACACCAGATCAGCTCATTCTTAATTCCTGACTCAAATACATTCCACAGAACGTGGTCAATAGGTAACTCCATAGAGTCATCTAGATCCATAACGATCTTGAATCCAGCTTCACGAAGCTTATTGATTCCTTCTCTGCCGTGAGTAGGTAAGCCGTTAAAGATGTAAATATCTGATTTAGCGGTGAAGTTATCGCCCGTCAGATAAGGAAGGTAAATTCGATGATAATCGCAAATACTTTGGTCAGCACCGCCGCGATCATCTACTAAAATCTTTGCCATAGGTTCCTCTTGTGAAGGGCCGAAGCCCTTATTTTAAACTCTCATATACCTGGCGTCTTAGCTCATTAGCATCGTCCAGGTTGTAATGTAATCGAACGTGTTCGGCTAGTGCTAATCCTCTGTCTTCACAGTAGGCAGGATTTTTAATGTAACGATTCAATTCCTGTTCCCACTCCCACGTTTTGCTTGCGTAATCTACGAAAGGTTCATCGATAGGATTAAAATAGGGTAAAACTTTGGAACAGATAATTGGTATCCCTTTTGCACCAGCTTCTAAGATCTTCAAGTTCGACTTGCACCGATTAAACTCGTTATCGATAAGAGGAGCTATCGCCAGGCGATGTGTATCGTACACCTGCATATAGTTCTTAATGTCAGCTACAGCAGGCACAAGATTAACACCTTCAAAGGTATTCTTGATCTTCAACCACTCCTGAGCAGACATTTCCTTATGAGTTCCCTTAGCAACCTTATCGATATTTTCATAACCTGCCAAAGTAAGCAAGCTATAATCTTCCATTGCCCAAGTAACTACTTGGAGGTCGTCAGCGTGGGAAGCTCCACCCGCCCATACAACAGGTGTGCCAGAAGATTTATCGGTGCTGAGTGTAAACTGACTCTTATCAAAAGGCAAAGCATTTCTGATAACAACAATGTTACGATGATAAGGTCTCAACTTAGCCGCTAGAAGCTCTGTAGTGACCGTCACAACGTCTGCGTAGCTAAGGAATGCAATCGCCTGTTCTTCAAAGTTATGCGCTCTGAATGTCTCATAGAGATAATGAGAAGGGTCTAACTCAAAGAAGTCATCCCAATCCACGATAATCTTAACACCATCTGCTTTCATTCGTTTCAACAGAGCAATACCACCACCGAACATACGGTTGAATACGAGGATGTTTGCTTGAGGGCTAAACACTGCTTCGTTATCATATAGAGGCATTGTCACACGATGATAATCACAGCTACTGTTTGGTTTCAAATCTAGGAGAAGATCAAATTCCTTGGGCTTCTTCGTAAGACCAATATGTTTTTCCATTTCTCACGTCCTCCAGAGATTGATTGTATTCCTGAATGTTCTGCGATACACCTTCTTCCTTTGCTTCCTTTGTCATATTAACGAACGGGCTTGGATTGTTACCGAAAACATCATCAGGATGAATATAAGCCATTATACGAACGGGACAAGGGAATCCAAAAATACCTTGATTCAGCTTATTAGACCGTTGAAGCTCTTGGATACGGAATGCGTACTCAGTGTCTTCAAATCCATAAGCATTGGTAAATCTACGGTAGTATCCTGCTGTTTCGATTAGCTTACGTGAATACAAAGCAAACTGGACTAAGCATTGACCAAAAGCAAGAATCTCTCCACCATTACCACCCACGATAGGATCTTTAAAATACTCCGGCATACCGAAGAAATCCCATCCCTCTTTAGCTTGGTTAACAAAGTAATCTTGCCAGCCCTGCATCACAGGTCTAACGTCATCATCAAAGATAAACCAATAGTCACAACCCTGATCGTAGAAACTTTTCATCAAATAGTTTCTGCCGAAGGATGCACCTTTTCGTTCTGTGTCTTCGAACACTTCAAACACATCTCTCGAAGGAGATAATCTGGGATTGGCCTTTTGCCAACAGTAATAACCCCAATACCAATTTTACTCATTAAACTCTCCTGGTGTATAGATTTTAGAGAAGTCTTGGCAATGCATAAGGTGGCTGATAGCACGTTGAGGATCTTCTGCACCTAAACGGTATAAGTGAAATATATAGATCCCTCTGGCAATACCTAACCGCTTACCTGCCTTTTTCAACTTCTCGGACAGGATGATATCAAACTGAATAGATTTCTCTTCAATCTGAAACTCTTCCCATAATGATTTTCTGAACAGTAAGAACATACCTGCTAGCACTTGATCTTTCGGTACTTCCTCCAGGGTTAATCCGTGCTCTTGATATGCCTGGGCAGCGCGATCCATATGGAATAAAATATCTGGGTTTTCACTTCTTCTGCGGTCGAACAGTTGGTACGTCCCACCTAAGCGATTCGTTGCACATCCAATTAGGTCATAGTCAGGATTAGATGCGACAATCTCTTCAATCCAAGCTCCTTGTTGAGGTAACAGAAACATTGTATCTGTATCTCGCAGGCAGATCCAAGAGTCATCAGGAAGGCTTTTAATCGTTTCGTTAATTGCTTTGCCGATATCCCCTGTGTGATAGGGAGTGATGTGATAAATACTGATAAGTTCCTCCTGTGAGAATGTGGAGGATTACCCTCCACTTCTTAATACTAACACCGAATGGTGCTTATGTGAAATAGATTTTACCTATTAATCTTAGGTTCGAGACTTAAGCTCAGTTAGGACATTGATTAATAACATCCTTTCATCTTCAAGAGAAGCGCCTAACTCTCTAACATTATCTGTAGCCACGTCACGCAGCTTGATCAGCTTGTCAGTTGAGATATCACTCAGGTCATCCCAACGGCTTACTACTTTACCATCCTTCATTTTCAACAGCCCCCGCTACTTTCATTGCACATTC